AGGAAAGTCTGTTACGGAATGTCCAGTAGGTAAATTGATGAAGGAAGGAACGATAATAAGCGGTTCATTGACGATTGACTTTTCAGCAGTTGCCAATTCATCTTCAGTGAACAAAGCACCGTTGAAGTTTGGTACAGAACTTGCTAAAATGTATTTAATGTCAATGTGCTCTTTGTTATTTGCCAATTCAAACTTATTAACTCTATTACGAAACACTTTCAATTTCGTTCACCTCCCTTCATTAATCCATACCATCAGATGAAGGTTTCTTACTTTGGTCAGGCTTGTTGACTTCTCCATCTTCTTCAGGTCTACCGCCGGCTTTATTAGAAAGGGTAGAAGACATTTGACGTGGTTGAATGTCAAACTTGCTGTTTTCATCTTTAATTTCCATTTGCTCATGTTCTAAATCGTAACCACTTTCAGCTGCGTATGTTTCAGCAGAAATGATACCATCAAGGTATAGATCACGAAGAATAGCATGTTTGATTTTTTCATCATTAAGTGCAATTGATCCTAGTGAAACTGTTGGATTTTTGTCAGGATTTAATCCTGCTTCTTTCGCAACGTCTCTATATAAATCAGTCAATGCTTCAACAATTTCTTTCCTTGCTGATTCCATTGTCTGTTTAGCACTCTGCATACCAACAGAACTAGTTGCATATGAGCCTTCACCGGTGAAAATAGAAGGAACAATTCCTAGTGACTGTAGTAACATCTGCATTGGCACTTCATACTTTTCAGGATTGAAAACAGCTAAGTCAGGCTTAATTGCTTCAGCTTTCAAAGTGTGATTACCAACTAGACGTGAAGTTGACTTGAGGTTCTTAACTTTTTCGCTTAACTGTGTTAATTGCTTTTCACCAGCTGGACGATCTTTGTCACCTAAAGTAAAGATGATTAAGAATTCAACAACTTCTTTTACAGTTTCCTTCTCCATATCCATCAAATCCTGCATATGTTGAACCGGTTCGAATGTGGGAGTTAGAATTGTTTTTCCGTATCGTGTATAGGCTTCACGATCAATAGCACAATGGTAAGCTTTATCGATTGGTACGCTATATTCACCTAAAGCATTACGTGTAAGTCCAGGTGGGATAGTTTCCGGATCAGTATTTAAACTTACTGTCATAATCGGACGATCTCGACGATGGCCCTTTAAATTAGTATCGATTGGCGCGAATTGATGAATCCAAACGGTTTCAGTTCCTTCAGTCTCACGATACCAAAAGAAGTTTCCAGTTTTATAAAGGTCTTGAGTAGATTGACGAACAACCTTATTCATTTTAACCTTCTTGTTGAACTCTTCTATAAATTCAAGGTTTTTCTTTTGTCCACCATCCAAAACGATGTCACCAGCAGTAAACGTTACATAAACACGAATAGCTGATTTGATAACACCTACTTTATCAGTGTAGAAGTGGGCCAATTGAACAATTTTCTTGAAGTTGTTTTGATAATCAGCTAACAGTTCGTTGCTTTCGTATTTAACATTAGATACAGAAGCAATTCGATCATAGCCTTCTTTATCATGAGAAGCGATTGTATCAGGTAGTTTGGGTTTATAACTTCCATTTGCTAATTCTTCTTCCAAACATCTAACCTCCCTTCTATCCGCTTAACTAAAGTCATTAATACAGCGGTTTGTACCAAATTTCTCAAGAAATAACATCTAAGTAGAAAAATTCTTCATCTTCTTTATTTAAATGGTCTTCAAGCGTTTTACAAAGGTAAGAAAACACCGTCCATCTATCACGTTTAAGACCTGAATTCTTTTCTTGTTCAAATTTATAATACATTCCATTTGGAACAGCTTTGATGTTTGTTACCTCTTTCTTGAGAGCGATCATATCCAGGAACATCATTTCGATTTCTGTTTCTTCGTGACGATCTTGAAGAACAGGCATAATCAATTTACCTTGCTCCACCATACGTTTAGCTGATAGACCTAGAATGTGGTTTAGTTCGCTGCTATGTCTAATCAAGTGAAGGATTTTATCACCGACGATATCAGGTTGATGTTTAGCATCTTCTACATCGATCATAGGCGGCATTTCAACACCTGTTTTTGGACAAATGTATGGTTGACCTAAATAACCTTTAATAGCTAGACCTAATTTCTCACCATCCATCGTGACGTTTGTTAAATTAAAACGTCTGTAAATGTCACGAATTTCAGCGTGGATTTCATGAAGCTCCATACCTTTTTGAGCCTTCAGACTAACCATTTTAGCTTGTCCAGACTCTTCGTATTCAGCTACAAGGAACGTTGTATTATCAGCGGTATCAGCTTTTGAGATAGAGAAGTCACAAAGCAGCCAATACTTTTTATTTGGATTACCTTCAGTCATAGGTTCAAGGTTCTGATCGAATACAATCTTTCTGTCAAATAATGATGTTGGTATCCATGTTCCCATTGATTCAGCCTGGAATACAGAAGCGTACTCCATTAAGAAATCTCCTTCAGTATTATCACGTTTTGCTTTTTGAATAGCCTTTTCGTCATACAATCCATACTTCAATGGCATACGGTAATCTACGATAGCAACATAGTAGTCATCATCACCATTTTTAACACGGTTTAAATAGCGCTGTGTGGTGTTATAGAAGTGATTAAACGTATAGTATGCTGAAGAGAAAACGACGATTCTGTTTGATTCTGAAGCGTCAGGATTGTTAGGATCGAAGTTACGTTTAACTGTTAACATTGGTTCTACTACTAGACGTACAATGTGTTCGTCGATAGCTGCATATTCATCTACATAAACTAGGTTATAACGTTGACCACGGATGTTAGCACCGCCACTATTTGCACCAAACGGTAAAGCCTGGATGAAAGAACCATTTTTAAAATGTACGATACATTGTTCCATACCTGTAGATGGAGCTTTGACAGCTTGCTTACGGATCAGTGGTGATCGATCATAAACTTCTTCTTTGAATTTCAAGAATAAGAATTTCGATTGACGATAAGAAGGTGCAATGATTCCTACGCGCATACGTGGGAACAACAGAACATTAAGGGCCATATCGATAGCAGCTAAATATGATTTACCACTACCACGAGACATTACCCATAGTGGGAAAGCTTTACCCCAACTTTTGCGAAGGATTTCTTTCTGATAGGGCATTAGATTGATTCTTAGAAGGTCTTGACAAGCCTCTACAGGATGATCGCGGTAATACCAAATAAGATCAATGTAGTCAACATGAAGTCTTCTAACACCTTTTCGATAATCACGAATGAATTGTCTTCTGTTCTTATTTAAAGGACTAGGGTTATAGTCCATCGTTATCCTACGCATTCAATCACAACCCTTCATCTTTACGGTGAACAATTGAATCGTCATACGTTGTTGCATTTTTATCTTCGATCATTTTTCTGTCTTCAAAAACCTTGAAGCAATCAAATAATTCAGCAATTGTAAATTCACCAATATCTTCTGCATCAGACATTTCCAGGCCGGTATTTTCAATTAGCGCCTTTTTGAAATGGTAATAAGTTTTGGACTCACCAATGAGTTTTACGATAAGATCAGCTTTTGAAATGAGAACTTCTTGCAAACGATCCCTTAATTCAACGCTAGGGAATTCGAATTTATCATTAGAGAACGTTTCTTCAAATGCAATACAAGCATTGGAAAGAATGTCTTCGCCTTTAGCACCATCAGAAGCTTGCTTAGTTGTTAATTTCAAACTATCTGACAATTTAAGGTGCATCGTATTTAACTTCTCAAGCTTTTCAATATCCTCTTTTAGCTTTTTCTTAGCGACAAGAATTTCAACTTCAGCAATGTTAGCTTCGAGTTTCGCTAAACGAATTACACCTGATTGTTGGAAAGGTGTTGAAACATCAGCAGTTGTATAATACGACTCAATGATTTTTCTAATCAAACTAATTTGTTGAGGTGTGTATAAGTCCGGATGCAAACCGTATTCATCAAGCTCAAGCTCATTTGGATCAGACTTTCTACCAATAGAAGCTTTACCTTTCTTTAAGTGAACAAGGCTTTTGAGTGCTGTTTCAATGGACTTATTCGTACCCTTCTGTACACGTTGTTCAGCTAATTCCAGCAGCTCCAAGTCATAATCTTTCGTGTTGACTTTGCCTAGTGTGACATTTGTTTTGAACTCTTTATCATCCCTAGTAAGAAACACCTGGAAATTATTATCACTCATATAATCCACTCCTTTGAACAAAATAAAAACGCACAAGCGTTAATCTATAAAGATTAATACCTGTACGTTGGGAATTTTTATCAAGTTGATTATTTAGCGAATGTATGGTTAGCGATTACTACTGTAACCGGACGATGTGTAATCCATGTATTCGTACTAGTCTTCGGATTATAGAAGAAGAGTGATCCAGCGCCTTGACCTCTATTAGCGATAGCTTCATTCACGGCCCTGAAAGAATCAGCATCAGCAGCTTTGTTAATTTCTCCATTGCTTACAGGTGAGAATTGACCAGTTTGATTAATAACCGCACTCACTGTATTTGGGAAATCAGCGCTTGATACACGATTTAAAATTACTGTTGCTACAGCTACCTTTCCTGCATATGGTTCGCCTTGAGCTTCAGCTCTAACCAAACGTGCCATTAAGTCCTTATCACTGGAAGAAATACCACCTGAAGGAGCAGCAGTTGTTGGAGTGGTTGTAGCAACAGGAACAGAAGTTGTCTCACCTACATTCACGGCTTGTCCAACATAAATCATGTTAGGATTTTTGATCTGTGGATTCTTAGAAATTAATTGTTGTAAAGTCATGCTGTTAGATGCCGCGATGTTGTTCATAGTATCACCACTTTTAACAGTGTGTGTTTCTGAAGCTTCAGCATTTGCGGCAAAACCGAAACTTAGTAGTACAGACGATATGATACCGACTTGTGCAAGTTTTTTCATGTTGTCTTTCCCCTATCGTTATTATTGACTATTATATATTAATAACATTTACTTTAACTATAATTTACTTAATAACTATATCGGAAATCTTTTGATTTTCGATTGCTGAATGCAATTCTAATTGTTATTAACTTAATTATTATTAATTATAATATAAAAATAATCTATAATTAAAATACCATAAAGTTGTACCTATTTCTCGGTTTTTCCAAAAATGTAATATAACCTTAATAAACGTGGTTAATATATCCATTCAACGTCAATTTGTTTTTCACCTCTACCAGCTAATCGAAGAACAGCTTGAGAAGGGAATGACTCTTCATAACCGGCTTTCTTTGCATACTTAGCGGTTTGAACACAAGTGTTACCGCAAACTAACCAATGTTTTTCTTCTCTAACCACTTTATTGAATGGATCAATAGCAAAATGTTTAATTGGTTTAGCAAATTGTTTATGGAAGTGTCCACAATAAGTTACATGAGCATGAGACTTTTGACGATACTTTTTAAGGTTGTTTTCTACAGCTGCTAATGTAGCTCCACCACCAGCGCCGTGAAATTGATGAACATTGTATATCTTTTTGTTGAAAGAAAAACCTGTTATACCTTCTGTACCAGCATAAACATCTTCAATTCCTAAATAACGACAAAACATTCTGACTGCATCAAAGCTGGATTCATTTTCAAGACGTTGATCGTGGTTTCCTGATGTTACACGTTTAATTAATTCTTTATAGGGCCGGTAAATTTCAACAGCTCTATCAACTTGTTCTTCAGGTGTTAGTAATTGCTCATGTACATCACCTTTAGATTGCTTTGTAACCATTTCAAAAATATCACCATTGATTAAAATAGATGAATTGTCATAATCCTTTTCAATCTCTTTAAAATAGCGGCCTAAAAATTCTTCATCAAGCGCTTCTGATCCGATATGAATATCATTTGAAAGAAATACACTGTGACGTTTTGCTTTTCCTAACTTAACTACTTTATATTCCATTTTACTTACCTCCAAATTCTCTTATGTTTCCTGTATTTGAATATACATCACCAAATGCATCAATTAAATTAATGTTGTCAATACTATCTCCTGTAATCCTAGATATTGCTAATTTTTCTTCCAGGATTCTTTTATGCTTCAACATATAGTGAATAGCATCCTGTCTTTTGTTTTCTTTTACACGGATGAAAGGTCTATTGTCATCCTCTCCCCAACTTTGCAAAGAAGCTCTAAATTCTTCCTCTTTAGTTCTGAACACTTCACATTCCACCACTAACACCACCTTCATTTAATAGTTACAACCATTAATACAAAAGTGATGTACCTTTTTATGTATACAAATAAAAAAAGCCCCTCCCAAGAAGGAAGAAGGCTTAACTTGTTACCACCATGCTATGTTTATCGACTTTGTAAGGTTTAGGATTTTCTTTATCGTTCTCCTGGATATTATTAATCATACCGAAAGCTTTAGAAATTATTTTAAGTTGTTCTGTTTTATCTTCTAATTGAGTTTTTAATTCATCAATATCTATATTAGCTTGCTTTAATTTATATTGAAGTTGTTCAACCTTATCTTTCAATTCACTTATTTCCTTATCCTTTTCGGTTAGGGCTAGTTCAACATCATTTTCCTTCTGCTGTTCAACAAATCTTCTAGCGAGTACCATGAAATCTTCAGGTGAAACAACATAATCTTCGTTCATCATCTTTTCGACTTGTGAAGGTTTGACTTTATTTTTAGTCTTTTTCCCTCTTCTTAACCTTTCTCCCAAAACTCTAGCTTGTTCATATCTCTCTTCGTAACCTTCTAACTTTTTAACAACACTGAAGAATCTAAATTTAGAAGCTGTAACTGTTCTGACATTTGAATTGCTGGCATATTTTTCGAACCCTTCTCTTACCGTGCCGCCATTAGCAATTACTTCTAACATTGTTTCGCCTAGTTGTACGTCCTCTTCATGTGTCCATTCTACAGTCTCAAACGTGTTATTCATAAAAAAATCCCTCCACAAATTTTAGTAGTTGTTTATAATATATCCCAATATTAGAGAAATATGCATACAAGCTTAAAATAATTTGCAGAAGGGTATACACTAGTTAGTTAATTTCAGTATCCTTGATCTTGTCGATCATGGTTAATTCCATTCTTACGATCATATGCTGCAAGAATATCCTCTTCGCTGAAACCTAACTTATGAGCGATAGCAAGCATCATTTCGAATGCATCAGTTACTTCACCAGCAGACGTTAATCGATTGTTGAACACTTCCATCGAAAGCTGATCCAACGTTTTAGTCTTAACGTAGTATTCGCCTTCGACTTCTTTAATCCAACGATCATACTGTCTATCTAATGATACTGTAAGTAAGAAATGTATACCATCTACAAATTCTTCCAGTACTACTTCCTTTTCAGACATTGGTTTGTTACTCCAAAACTTGAAGTCCTTAACCTCATTCAAGAATTCACCAAATTCAACTTTGAATGCAATGACCTTCTTGTCAGTCATTTGTTGACTTTTAGTCAATCCCTTAGTTTTAATTATATGTTCATCCAGTTGACTTTGTAAAGCAAATAATTCTTCCAGTTTCACATTAACCACTCCTTATCACTAACTTTTTCCAAGTAATTTTTAATTTTATCTATAATAGCTAGATATTTCCGCTGCATTGTATCTTTACTTTTGCCTAACTGTTCTCCCATCTTCACGAATGTTAAATCATCATAAAAGCGAAGATCGAAAATGATTCTTTCGTCATTGGTTAAGCACTTCTCCAATACTTCTTCCAGGGTAATATCTGATTCATCTTTCCACTTTTCAGAAACGGAACGTTCGTTGAATTCTTCATGGTTATCAGCAATGTTATTATCGACTAGAATCTTTGAAACCTTCTGTCTGATCCAGCCGCGCATACTGACAATCAGTAAGCTTAATTCATGTGGTTCGTGGTAAATACGGTAATTCTTTTTAACGTGGTAAAACATTTGTACAACAATTTCATTGACGATTTCATTTGTATCGAAATTAAAATGATGAAACTTATCGATGTGATAAGCATAATGATGGATGAAGTTTCGCATATCTTTAACATTGATTAGTTCGTCAAAAGCATTTTCATCGCCTTCTTTGATCTTTTCGATCATAGAAACAGCCCAATCCCTAGTATAATCTAGGAAAGATTGAGCTGCTTGTACTACTTCATCTTCTGAAGAGTTATCGATAATGCTTTGACAGAACAATACCTTTTCGTTGACTGAATTAAACTCTTCGATCTGATCTAAGAATTCATTAATCGTCATCGGACACACTGAACGTAATTCGTTGGATTGAATTGTTAAAGATAACTTGTTCTTCACCGGTTTCATCATCATCAAATACGATTGCATCTAATTCGTGACTCATATACATAGTTAAATCATGAGCACCGAAAGGTACGTTGAAAATTTTCACTTCTTCGTTGTTAAAAGTAACAGTCATTTTATAAAACATGGTCTACATCCTCACCTTCAATGCCCTTTTGCATTTCTTTGATAGTCTTGATACGAACATCAAGCGGTACAGCTGTTGATAATAATAAGCAATCTTGCAACAATCCATTTATGCTATCAATGGCCTGGATTGGATCATGGTCAGCTTCGATGAATAATTCAATTTCATCAACTTGTTTCCAATCCTTAGAACCATCTTTGAATTCGATTAAGTATTTCTCTTTGATCCACTTTCTGATTGAGCGAACACGAAGATCAGCATTCATACCCACCACTTTACCAACTTGTCCACTTTCAGTTATAACCACTTCACCTTTATCAAACATCGGAATGAATTTTTCTAACATGTTATCCACCATCCCTCATTAATTTTCGTTGAACAGCGATATTCATTTCATAGTCGTTATCAATAGCGGTAAAAAAGATAGGGCTATTGTTATCTTTTAAATGCATCTTTATGTTTTCGGCTTTTAAATCCTTCAATGCTTTGAATGCATTAACCATAATTGACGGATCATAAGGATAACCAAATGTGTTGTTCGACCCTTCAACTTCAGCGTTATAAATCCAACTTAATTCAACATCTGAATGAGCTACAGTGAATAGCATCCTACCATTTGAAGCGTTCAGAACTGTAACAAAGTCCTTGCTACTCATTTTCGCTATCTTCTCCATAGCTTCGTGAATCTTGATGAACTTATCTACATCGTCATCTTTAATCTTATGACCAACATAACCTTCCAGGAAGTTAGGGCCAAAAATACTTTTCACATCCGGATATTCAGGTACAGATTGGACGATATCCATTTTGTCTTTTTCTTTAGGGAAAGCGAATTTAACTTCACCTGTTTCTTTCTTCCATAACTCACGGTTCTTCAGGTAAATATGAGCAGCTAAACCACCGTTATTAATTAAGTCAGCAGCTAGGTAATCAACGTTATTTTCGATCTTGAAACATTTTGTATATTCAGGATCAGTTTTCCTTGTACCAATGAACTTTTTCATTACACTAATTAATTTAGTTTGATCTATCCCTGTTTTTTTACGGCTTGCCATCCTTGTATCACCTCTTTTACTATTTTATAACAGATAGTAATACAGTTCAAGCGTTCCTTTTTCTATACAAAATAAAAAACCCCTAAAATTTAGAGGTTTGAAATGAAATATACAAGAGCGCCTATTGCCATAAAGAAGAAGATAACTAAGCACATAATCATCGATCCATCCCATAAAACACGTTTGGTCTTCTTGACGTATTTGTTGTTCTTCATTTTTATCAGCTCCTTTACTTTAATAGTATGCAGCTTATCCGTATATATGCAAATAAATTAAGCTTCTACCTCAACCATTGTACCATCAGTATTAATAACAACGAATGTATAGTCATCATGATTAACCTTTTGATAAGCCATTGATGATTTAAGGTGATGTTTTTTA